GTGATGCGCGCCCTAGTCGAGAGAGGTATTGATAAGAACATACCGCTAAATGAACTATTGGAGAATACATAATGGTCAGATACTACCTTGGACCATTGTTAGGTTTCGCTGATGATTAATTTTGATGATTTGTATCCTAAGCCAACAAGGTCTTACGAGGTAAGACCTCACAGAGATCATGTAATTAATATTAGAACTACAAAAAAAATGGAAAAGCTTTTTAAACAATTGCAATTTAATCCAAACGATACGAATGCTAAAAAACTGACTAGTGGACAACTTTTTGAGGCGATGGTTTTTCACTATAACGAATCGATGATGAGCCACTTTAAGTCATAAAGAAGGCAGGGGATAGGGGACAGCCTTAATTGTAGAACCCTGACTCTCCATTGAGTAGAGAATTATCTCTACTTTAACTCACGGGGCGCCCTTGGCCCCAATAACTAGGGATTGAATTTGAAAAACTTACTACCAACACAGCTAGAAGATTTAGTGATAGCGACGGCCCACCACTATCTCTTAACCAGAGATCTTGATGATTCAGCAATGGCTTGCATTGAGTACTGCGCGGATAATTTCCAACGGGTAATCCATTGGTCGGATGCGCAGGCAGTAGTGCATCTGTGCCAGATAGCGGAGGACGTAGCTAACACAATGGCCGCATAAAAAGTTACAGGTACTGTAATATTAAATAATGATGTCGGTTAGACGAGCTCAGGCAAGTGTGAGTGTCAGAGTTATCCTTCCTGGGCTAGGAGCTTTGCTCGATAGCTCAGGTTTAAACAAATAGGCGAGATGATGCACGGCACCGACTAAAATTTTCAGCCGTCAATCTCGTCATCTCACACACCTACCTGCCTGCCCGGAAAAAAAAATACATATACATATAGATATAGGCCGCAAGGCCGCAAGAATACGCGCGCCCTAGGCCACAAAAATCTACCTGATCCCCATAAATTATTAAATATATATACAAACTAATGGTAGAAATTGATTGTGTTTTGTCTTAAAATTGTAACTCCAAAGCAAATGAAAAGGGATAGAATGAATAATGATTTTGAAATGCCAAACGATAGCCATCGTGAAGTACATAGCTATTTAAAATATCGGTACGAAATATATGTCGAATGCATGATTGCAATAAAAAAACCACACAAAACCTTTAACGAATGGTTGGGAGTCTAAACAATGGAATTGATCACAGTTAAACAGGCAACCGAAAACGTGGGCGGTCTATCCAATGTTAGTAAAATGCCCGACGATTCGCAATCGTTCGGTATCTCTGCAAAGAAATGCAAGACTGGCGCGCAGCTGGCCAAGATTGCCGGTTCTATCTGTGAAGAATGCTACGCATTAGATGGTTTCTATATCATGCCATCCACTACCACAGCGCACGATAGAAGAATACAAAAGATATATTCTCCTGAATGGGTGCCAAGCATGGTCACACTGGCCAAGCGCAAGCCATTCTTTCGCTGGTTTGATAGTGGCGATATCCAAAGCGCGCGAATGCTAACCAACATTGTAAAGATCGCGGCCGCGGTCCCGACTACTACATTCTGGCTACCAACCAAAGAAAATAAGATCGTCGCAGCATACCTAAAAAAGCATGGCGCATTTCCTAAGAATCTAATCGTGCGAGTATCCGCTCCGATGATAGACGGCGCACCACCAAAGCGATTTGAATTGACTAGCACAGTTCACAAGGTAGACGCGCCAATTGATCATGAGTGTAACGCGCACAATCAAAACAATAAGTGTATGGATTGTCGCGCGTGTTGGGATCCATCAATCAAAAATGTTTCTTACAAGTACCACTAGGTGAAGTGCGCGAGAGCTCACACCCTCCCGCCTGGGCCAGCAGCAGGCATTAGCCTGGGCAACGCACCCACCCGCCTCGATCGAGGCCGCAAGTATATATACAGACTCAGGCCGCAAGCTTATATATTGATTCAGGCCGCAAGCATCGCTCAATACTGTGCATATATACATAGCTCTAGGCCGCAAGCACAGGCTCGCTACAGGCCGCAAGCAAATACCCCACCCAACACAAGGGAGAGGTCGAGATCAGGGCACCTACACCCCCTCACACAGGCAGAAAGAGGGGGGAGGCGCTATTCCCACCCCCAATACACACCCAATACCAGCATTTAGAACCCCGCATAATTAATTTATTGCTTTTGTAACTAACAAGCATTAATCTACAGATTCCAAATAACTATAGGACTACACCGATGACCCAAGCATTCCAACCCAAACCGGATGACCCTGCACTCTCACTGATCGGCAAGCGCAGTAGCATCACCATCAAGAACATAAAGCACGCGGCCTTCGCGAGTGAAGAGACCCACTGCTTTGAGGCAACCATCTACATCGACAACAAGCGATCATTACGCGTCTCAAACGATGGTCATGGTGGACCTAACCAGTACTACCACACTAAAGATCAGACTGATTCTGCATTCAAAGATCAATTCAATCGCGCGATCATCATTGGTGAGCGGTATGTACAAGAACACCATACTAGGTCGTGGGATGAATACGCGAGCAGTTGGTCTGGCAACAGTGAGCTATTAGATTGGCTCATCAATGACCTCATGAACGAGCACTTTGTCCTCAAAGAGATGCGCAACGTCATGAAAAAGAAGATTGTCTTCTTCGACAAGAGAGACCAACAGGTCTATTCATTCAAACAAAAGCCGACTCAAGAGGCGGTGGCCTACTACCGAAAGAAGCATCTCCTTGATGGCAAGAAGCCGTGGTTATTTTTAAATGACCTACCCGAAGCTGAATCATTCTACTACTGGAGGAAAATCTAATGAACGATCTCAAATGGTACTCAATTCAAATGGCAGATGGGTGTTCATGCGAACGCCCTGCCTCCAACCTAATTGACCTTGTCAAAGAGGTTAACAAATTCATGCGTGTCATGTGCTATCACGAGGATGAAATCATTGCGATTGATTACCTTGGTGATGAGTGTCAAGCAACCCCAATAAAGGAGACCAACGATGCCTGAATTCAAAGTCACCGTGACCAGCGGCTACAAGAAGATCTATTACGTTGAGGCTGATGATTGGGAGCAAGCGGAAGAGATCGCTTCAATAACGACCAACCAACCGGATCAAGAAGAATACTTACGCGACCAAGTTGATACTGAGGAGGTTGAATGAAAGTACTTGATCTCTTCTCAGGCATTGGCGGCTTCTCACTGGGCTTGGAGTGGGCAGGTATGTCCACTGTCGCCATGTGTGAGAAAGACCCTTACTGCCGAAAGATACTGGCCAAGCATTGGCCTGACCTAACAATCCATGATGACATAAGGAACTTAGATGGAAAAAGATACGCCGAATCAATTGACCTTGTTTGCGGAGGTTTCCCTTGCCAACCTTTCTCAGTTGCCGGTAAGCGAAAAGGCACAGACGATGACCGTCACCTCTGGCCTGAGATGCTTAGAGTCATCCAAGAATCCAAACCAAGATGGGTTATTGGAGAGAATGTTTTTGGGTTCGTCAATATGGCACTCGACGATGTGCAAGCTGACTTGGAAAGAGAACACTACGAAGTCAGGAAATTCGTATTACCGGCTGTTGCCGTCGATGCGAAGCACCGAAGAGACCGCATCATCCTTGTGGCCTACACCCAGAGCGAGCGAGTACAAGGACTGTGGTCCGGTCGGGAGCAAGAGCCACACGCACATGAGAGACAGGAGTTACCTATGTGCGAAAGCCAAAGACCCAGACCAGCCTACTGGGAAGCTGAACCCCGAATTTGTCGAGTGGTTGATGGGGTTCCCAATAGGGTTCACCGAATTAAAGGACTAGGGAATGCAGTGGTGCCTCAGTTGATACAAACCATAGGCGAGCTTGTGCTTGCCGCAGACAAGGAGATTTATAAATGAATACAGAAGAATCAACGGGCACTTACTCCATTTGGTTTAAAGATGGAGAAGGCCCACAGGAGTTTTTGAGTGAAGACCAAATGAGAAAAGCGGCAGTGCGTTTCGACTTTGATGCGGAAGAAGTCATCACCACTGGTGAAACTTGGATGTGGGTAGAAGGGGTCGAGCCTTACAACAGTCCATCTTGGAATTCAGAAGACATTTGTGGTGGTTGCGTCAATGAGGCCCTGAGACCCCGTCACCATGTCGGGTAAGAAAAAAGGAGGTAACTCAAGTAGCTATGTAAGGCTAAAAGCAGGAGACCTTCGACTGAAAAAACCCAAATGCATAGTACCTAAATGCAAAAACACTCCATCGAGAAATACGCCTGAAGGTGATCTTGTATGTCGCACCCATTTGGCAAGGAGGAATATGTTTGGCGCAGTAGATGCACCCTCACCAACAACCTCAAGTGTTGGTAGGGGAACTCAATACAAGAATGGTTTCAACATTGTATCCTCGCGTCAGGAGATGGAAGCTTTAACGGTAGAAAATCGTTCAGAGTCCAAAGAGATACACAACAAAATGTATAAGCGAAGAAGATACAACGGCGTCATGAAAAAAGAACAGGGAGATCCTTCTGGAAACAACAATCTGTCTAGAGCATATAAAGATTTCAAAAAAGATGGAGGAAGTTTTGAATGAGAGGAGGAATGAGAAGTACCTCAAGCACCATGTATCGATTCAAAAAAGAGAGGTCTTATCGATGCGACTGGTGTAGCTCACTATTCATAAGCAACCAAGTCAGGTCTAAGTTTTGTTGCCCTGCTCACAAGCTCAAGGCATTCAGGATAAAAAAAAGGCGCAAGTCTTTATCCCCCTTGGACCGCAAAGGCAAACACTTCAGGACGTTTCATCTTCTTCGGAATCGTCCTCAATGATTTCAGCATCCTCAATCCTGGCGGAAAGTTCAGGCGCAAGGTTGTTGGATTCAATCAGCTTCATCAACCTTGCTTCGACCTCCGATCGATCCATCTGGTCAATGAGCCCATGCTTAA